GGGTTCTCAATAAGATTAAATACCGATAAGAATTCGTTTAGATCATAGATCCCAAACTCTTTTGGCATATCTTCAACGATATCTGCTCTAGCCATAATGGTTTTAGACTCAGATATAGTTTTAAGTTGCTGTCCTGGTTGAAAAACAATGTTCGGATTAATTGACGCAAAGTTCTTTAGAACATTCAATGTATCATTTGATAATTTCATTTCATTTCCTCATTAATAATAATATTATACCACAGTTTGCACATAATGTAAATAGTTAATTACTGTTATCATGCTCATTTAAAGCAATGATAGAATAATGTAGCACTTTCATTAAGTCCTTCCTATGGTCACCAGTCGTACCTTTTTTTCCATATCGTTGTGCATACTTAAGTATGTTACCAATGGCAAAACCTATACCGTGTCCACAGTCTGAAATAAATTCCGTTGATTGGAAATTATTTTTTGAGTAGTGACCACCGTAGGTACTATCTATATAACTCTGGAGCTCCTGGATTAAAGCCCCTTCGTTAAACTTGTATTGTATTTTATTATGTTTCTTTTTGAACATTTTCGTCCTCTTGAGTAATCGCACCTGAATCCACTTTAGTGTAAAGATCCAGGAAAGCCTCTTTTGTATCATCATCGAATCTAGAGATACACATATCAATTGCTTTCATTCTATTTGTAAAGATAGAGAATGTTTGTACTATATGGCATAACCTTCTAGTAGAGATTACTTCATCTACGCCATCATCATAAAATGTTTTTCTAATAACATCAGCCCATGTGACTAGCTTATCAGCAAAGTCTTCATCAGCTGTCCCAAACTTATCCATATGTTTGATTACAATTTTCTTTTCAGTAACCAGTGTTGGAAATGGTTGGTCAATAGAAACAGTAAATCTTTCTAAGAATGCTTCGTCAATGATTGAAGCTGCAGTAAATCTTCCATCTTCAGAACCTTTACCTTTAGTATTAGCAGTTGCTATTACATTAAATCCAGGTTGTGGAGATATTGTTTCACCTGTCTTTTTAACAACAACAGGTTTACCTTCAAGTATACCTTGAAGACACATAATTTTATTAGTAGCTCTATCGATTTCGTCGAGCAATAAGACTGCACCGTTTTCCATCGCTTTAAGAACTGGACCTTTAGAGAAGACAGTTTCTCCATCAATGAGTCTGAACCCACCGAGCAAATCGTCTTCATCAGTTTCTGGATTGATTTGTACACGTATAAACTCCCTTCCTAGTTTAGCACACGCTTGTTCTACCATGAATGTTTTACCATTACCTGATAACCCAGATATGTAAGTAGGATAGAACATTTCTGATTTAAGTATTTTAACTACATCGTGGTATGATCCCCACGGTACGAATGTAGAATCTTTTTGAGCAAATGTCTTTTCATCATTTACTATAGATTGCATTGCCATAGCTTTACCTGGTATTATGTTAGATTGTATAGGTGTTATATTTTCCCTAATAGGAATTATCACTGAGGATAAATCATATGTACCAACCTTGACTCTATTATCTGCAGAAAGCAAACAGTAGTAGTCTTTTCCAGTGTAGCCGTTTTCTTTAGCTATGTCAACGATTGTTGATTTTTTGAATTCATTACTGTCTGGGTACTTTGTAGCCAATTCAGTAAGTATTTTTTGCGTAGATATTTTCAAGTTATTCATAATATAGTTTTCTCCTTTTCTCAATTTATATATCTATTATACCATAGTTCGATGACAATGTAAATAGCCAGAGTGAAAAAAGTTGGGTTAATTTCACATTGCCACCGCTTTACCAAAGTTAGTAAGTAAAGTTTTATTAAGTTTCTTTGACTTACTATGTTTCTTAAAAGCTTGAGTAAGTTTACCCTTACTAGCATCGTCTTCTACTTGAAACTCTTCGGCTTCAGTATCGATTTGCTTTGCTTTTAAAAGGTAATATTGATCATATCCTAAAACGTTATCAATAGTAAATACCCTTTCCTTTGTAAATTGTTTTTGAGCTGACTTTTTGAAATCTTGAGTTTCGTCCCAAGTCATATTAGGATTTGATATATCACAAACTTGCTCAAGTTTACTTCTATAATCATAATGATCTTGAGCCAAGAAGAATCCTAAAGTGGTTACTCCATAGTGCTTTCTTAAATTATCAAGTAAAGCTGTAGTTGCAGATACTCTTAAATTATCTGCTTTAACTTTCTGACCATCAATATTAATAATGTATTCACCCCAATATCCATCGATCTTCATTCTTTTATCGTCTAACTCTTTTTGTCTGCATATAGACATATTATTAGTATCACCATCACTCATAACTACAAGATTCATATTTTCAATATTATGTTTTGCTCTAAACTTTTTAATTAATCTAGTTGATACCATTAGTGCTGTGTTAAGTGGTGTTGATCCCCAATCTTCGAACATAGAACCATACTGATGAATTCTTGCACCATACCAATTACTTTCCATTGCTATTCTTGTATGTAGAAATTTTAGTGCTTCTTCAAAATCAGCTTTCTTTAATCCACTATGTATTTGTTGTACTAGTGCTAGGTTTTCGTGATATATTTCAGAGTCTCTCTGGCATTCACCATGTCTAGGCAAATTGTTAGTTGTAGTAAATCCATAAACATCGAATGGAATATTAACAGCTTTACAAAATAAAATAGTATGTATAAGTTGATCAATCACTTTATGTAAAGTACCAGACATTGAACCTGAAAAATCAATTAGCATAAACATACCATGGTTTTTAGCATCAGCTAGTTGAGTAACTCTAGAAAAGATATCATCATTAGTTCTGTATGACCATAATTTATTTACATCAACGGAACCCGTTCTAGCAGTTTGAGCTCTTGTGTATCTGTATGCAGCTTTTCTCATTTCAAATTCTTTAACTGCGTAATTCACATTCCTTTTAACTTCTTTAATATAACTAGGATATTCTAAATCAGCTTGTTCCATTCTTTCTTTTGTAGTAACCTCATAATAATCTTCATCGTTTTCATGAGTTTTAAAATTTTCAGTATTTTCTTTTCTTTCTTTTGCAAGAGTTTTATAATCAAATACAACTCGATTTAAAATATCTTTATTAAACTCATTACAAATTGTTATTGGTTTTACGTTATCACTTGGTTTTTCTAAAAGTTGCTCTTCAGCTCTTCGAAAATTTTCATCGGTAGTAGAGACATCTTCATCTCCTCCGTGACTTCTCTCAGTTGGCTTTTCGCCTTCAAGTGATTGCTCTTCTTTTTCATCACTATTAGCTGAGTTAGCCTGGGGTTGTTGTTCTGTTTCTTCTTGTTCTTCATCATTACTCTCCATATCATCATGACCCATAGGTGGAGTTTGATCTTCACCTTGATCATCTTGTCCATCTTCGTTGGCTTGAGGTGCTGGTGGCTTCATTAACTCTTCTTGGTTCTCTTTAGTATATACAAGGACATCTCTACATAATTGAACCACTTCATCAAATGAATCTGTAGACATAGCTCTATCCATAAAGACTTGCTCTTCACTATTAAATGGAACCTCAATAAGGTTACCTATCTTTGCTTTAAGATTAATTTTATCAATGAGTTTTGTTTCATCCCAATCGATGTCAGAAAGATCACCGAAGAACTCATCATCAAATAGTTTTCTATAACCTTTACTGAATGAGTTAACAAGACCAGGATATCTTGATTTTACTTTACGCTCAATCCTAGCATCTTCAATAACATTAATATATGATCTAGGACAACCTTCTAATTGTTCTGGGCTATCATGCCAACCTTCATAAGGAGTTTCTAAAGCATGTCCTACTTCGTGACCGATTAATAAATCATAAACATCTTTACCCATGTCTTTCCAGTTTGGAAGACCTAAAACTCTGTTTTTAATGTCAAACCACGCAGTGTGGTAATTACCGTGTTGAATAGTAATATTTTCTTTTGCTAATAATTTGGCTAGGATACCTTTATTCATCTTTTCACTCCTTAATATTTATATATTATACCACAGTCGAAGCATAATGTAAATAGCTAAAATGAAAAAAGTGTGACTTTTTTCACATATTTGGTCATGTATGGTGGAGCTGATAGGGTTCGAACCTACGACCTACTGCGTGCAAGGCAGTCGCTCTCCCAACTGAGCTACAGCCCCATACTATCGAATTTTTGAGAAGTTCTTTTCTTTAAAAAACTCAATCTTACTTCTGAACTTGTTTTCTAATACATCACCTTTATGCGATATAATAAATGTATTACTACCCTCATCTAATGTATCAAGTATCTTCATCAGATTGTCAACTCCGTCCATGTCAAGACTAGAGTCAAATGTTTCATCGAGAACTAATAGATTGGTCGCTGCGGAGTTCTTCATCTTTGCGATTTGTCTCCATGTAAATAGAAGCGATAGGTCAATCCTTTGTTTTTCGCCTTCAGAAAAAGATGCATAATTAAAACTATCTCTATGTCTTGACCTTATGGTCTCATTAAAACTTTCATCGAGATGGAATGATACAAAGAAATCCAACACTTGCAGATATTGATTTATTAGACGATTCATCACCGGCAAATATTGCTTGATTACTTTCGTCTTGATACCAGTATCTTTAAGCATTTCCCCTATAACCTCGTTATAAGTTCGTTCCTCTACATATTCTAGTTTCTTTTCAATATGTTGTTCGTTTTTCTTTCTGAAATTATTTAATTCTGTTTTGGCCTTTTTCACATCACCAGTTTGTCCCTGGAGATTATTGATTTCTTTTTGTATTTTATCAATCTCTTTTTGAAGTAAAGATATAGAATCATTATTAGAATTAATCTTTTGTTGTTTTTGTCTTAGCTTATTGAGATTTTGTGCTACATACTTTTGCGCAACCTTTACTTCACCGATTTTTTCTTCTAATTCTGACTTAGCGGTTTGTATCTCTTTTGCTTTATCTTTAACGGATTTAATCTTCTTAGTTTTTAACTCTTCAGTAATTTCTTGATCACATGTTGGACAGTTGTCGTTTTCTTCATAAAATCGACTTTCTTCAACCATATCATGTATCTTATTATTAAACTGCATATCAAAGGAATTCATTTCTGATATTTTCTTTAATAACTCTTGTGATGACTTTTCTTCTGATGATATTGAAGCTGTAAGGTTTTTAGATAAAGTTTTACTCTCTTCAAATAGTTTACCTATTTCAGATTTGTGCACATCAATAGAAGATTGTTTACCTTCGATTTGATCTTTATTTAAGGATTGTAAACTTTTAATATACTTACTCTGTGAAT